ATTCGCCGAACGAGGCGCGCAATCGCGAGGATTTGGACAGCGTGCCGTTCGGCGACAGCCCGCGCGTGCAGCAGCAGGTGGTGCCGCTGGAAGCCGCTGCGGGCATTGTGCCGCCGAAGCCGGGTGCCGGGCCGCCCGGTGCGACCGGGCCGCATCCGCCGCCATCTCCACCCGCGCCCGGGCAGCCGCCCGCCGCCGCGATCGATTTGAACAAGCCTCCACCTTCGAAGGTGTACGATGATGACGTTAAGCGCGCAGTCCGAAATATCTTCGATGCCGCCGCCCGTGCCAGCCGACGTTTTACTTGAAGCATGGCAGGAAGCGTTGGGCGATGCGCTGGCGCAGCAGCAGCGTCAGTGGGAGCGTGATCATGCCGTGTTCGAAGCGAATTCGGCGCGCACGATCGCCGAGTTGAATGCGCGCGTCGTCGGGTTGGAGCGCGCGCTTGAAACGATGGCGCATCAGAAGATGCTTGATCTTACGGCGATGGTGATGGAGCGGTTGACGGCGCTACACGACGGCGCGCCCGGTCGCGATGGTGCGAGCATCGTCGGTCCTGTTGGCGATCGTGGAGAAAAAGGTTTACAAGGTGATCCCGGGCCACGCGGTGAGCGTGGTGAACGAGGAGAAACCGGTTATGGCAGCGAAGGCAAAGCAGGGCCGCAAGGTCAAAAAGGCGACAAAGGCGAAAAAGGCGACGCGGGCATCGGCGTCAAAGGCGAACGCGGTGAAGCGGGGCGGCAAGGGTCGCAAGGCGAAAAAGGTACGCCGGGCAAAGACGGCCGAGACGGACTGAGCCTTATCGGTCCCGAAGGGCCACGCGGCGAGCGTGGCGAGCCCGGCCAGCGCGGTGAACGCGGCGAGCCCGGCAGTAGGGGCGATCCCGGCGAACGTGGTGTAGCAGGCCCGCAGGGCGACAGGGGGCCGCAAGGCGATCCCGGTCCGGGTGGCGAGCGTGGGCTTCAGGGCGAACGCGGCTTGCAGGGCGAGCCCGGTGCGAAAGGTGACTACGTCATCGGCGCACAGGGGCCGCCCGGCGAGCGCGGTGAACGCGGCTTGCCCGGCGAGCGCGGCGAGCCGGGTCGGGCCGGACTGCAGGGCGCGCAGGGCTTGCGCGGCGAACGCGGGGCCGATGGTCTTCCCGGTCGATTGTCGCAGGTGAAGCAGTGGCAGCCCGACGTCGTGTTTTACGACGGCAACGTGGTTCGCCACGAGCGCAGCACCTATCAGGCGCAGAAAGATACCAGCCAGCGGCCCGGCATTGGTGCGGACTGGGTGTGCATCGCGCAGGGCGGTGAAGACGCCTGTTCGCCCGAGGTGATCAACACCTACGATCCGGCCGTCGAGTACAAGCGGCTCAACATCGTCGCGTTGAACGGCGGCAGCTTCATCGCGCGCCGCGACAAACCCGGTGTGTGTCCGGGCGATGGCTGGCAGATGATCGCACGGCAGGGTCAGCGCGGCATTGCGGGCGAGAAAGGCGAACGCGGCGAGCGCGGCTTGCAAGGCGAGCCCGGCAAGACGCTCATGCTCAAGGGTTGGACCATCGATCGCGAAAAGTTTCTGGCGGTCCCGCTGATGAGTGACGGATCGCGCGGGCCGACGCTGGAGCTGCGCGGTCTGTTCGAGCAATTCCAGAGCGATGTGGGTTAGCTCATGGCTGACATCACGATCAAGGTTCTCACGCCAGCGGCCAGCACCGATCTGCTGACGCTCGATGAGGCCAAGATGTGGCTCGGCATCAATTCGGCCGACACGTCGCAGGATGAGCTGCTGCAGTTGATGATCACGACCTATTCGGAAGAGATCGCCGAACGGCTCAACCGGCATCCGACTGTCACGATCGGTTACGAGGAAGTCAACGAGACGTGGCGCGACACGCAGAACGGCCGCTTGTTTCTGTCGCACTGGCCGGTCAAGGCGGCAGACATTCTCAGCGTGTCGATCGGTAGCGGTGCTGATCCGGTCTTGGTCGATGTGGGCTACGAGCTGGAAGAGGCATCCGGCAAACTGTCCAACATCTCGATCGGCGGTGCGATGTCGGCGAGCTGGAATCATCCGGTGGTAGTGCACTACTGGGGCGGTTACAACCTGCCCGACGAAACGCCGAAGCCGTTGAAGCACGCCGTGATCATGCTGATCCGCGAAGAAAAAATCCGGATGATGCAGGCGCAGACGGCGGGCATTCGGCAAGTCAGTCACAAGGAAGCACGGGTGTCGTTCTTCGATCCGAACGCGATCCTGTTGCGGTCGGTCGGTGCGAAGTCGCCGACCTTGCAGGCGATCGAAAGCATTCTCACGCACTACATGCGATTCCCGGTTTAGAGATGTTCAATATCGAAGTGAAGTCAGAAGTGGTGGAGCAACGCTTCGACACGATGATGGAGCGCGTCAAGACGTTTGCGCATGAGGAGATGCCGCAGGGTCTGACCGATTGGCAGACCGAGGACATGCGCCGGAAATATCCGGAGACCGCGACCGAAGTGACCGGTGCTGCACCGAACGATGTCAGTGCCTCGACGATGATCTATTCGCGCTCGCGCACCTATGAGGCAACGCATCCGCACCGCGCGCATCCGGTTGCCAAGCGCAAGGCTGTGCTGTCGTCGATGCCGCTGTTGCGCAAGTCGGCGATGCAGCATCCGATCTTGCGGCAAGAATTGTTCGACAAGCTGGTTACGCGCATGTCGGCGATGCTGAGCGAGAAGATTACATGGCGATAGATTTCTCCACGGTGGTGTATCTGCCGAACTTCGACACGTTCGCGCGATCCATTACGGTGTTTCCGGTCGTGTCGCAGCCCGGTCTCAATGGTTCTTATTACGGGCGCGGCATCTATGATACGCGCGGCACGGCGATCCAGACCGATGCAGGCATGGTGGTGATGTCGGATCAGGAAACGATCTTGGACATCCGCGACATCGAATTCGGTGTTGTGCCCGTGCAGGGCGACCAGATCGACATTCCGGCCGAAGGCAACATTCCGGCTGCGGGTTATTTCGAGGTGACCGATGCGGCGTCGAATGGCGGCGGCGAAACCACGCTGACGATCCGCAAGTACGAGCCGCCTGCGAAGAGTTTCTAGATCATGCGACCACCGCTCGAAGACGCCACGACCGGCGACACCGGTACGATCTTCGATACGCAAAGTTATGCGTGGGTTCTGCTTGATTGGATTTTTGCGCAGCTCGAAGCCGACCCGTTCTTTGTCAACTTCGTGGTGCGGCGGATTTCGGCGGCGCTGCCGGTTGAACTGTGGAGTCAGGTGCCGTTTCTCGGCGTGTTCGCCACCGACGAGCCGTTGATACCAGAAGGGGATTTTGGTCAAGGTCCGATCAGCTTTACGCACAATGTGCAGATCGGATTCCAGATCATCCTGCGCAACAACGATCCTGCGCAGTTGATGAAGGATATCGACGCGGTGTCATGGCACATCATGCGAATGTTGTTTCGTCTGGATGAATTGACCAACAAATTCGATACCGGTTCGGGCGTGGCGCTCAAGGGCATTCCACGCGGGCGTGTCAGCAAGCTGCGCTATGGCATGGCGGCCAGCAAGAACGAGACGCCGGTTGCCGAACGCGTGCTCGATCTGACGTTTCAATTCTTGAGCATGTGGGAGCCGTATGGCTTTGACGATCTGCAGCGCATCACGGTGACGACGGCGTTCCCGATCGGTGGCACGGAAGCCGAGCAGGAAGCGATTCAGCAAATCAAGATGGTCTACGAGTTCAACCCGGATTCGGTGCCGACGCCATTGCCGCCCGATCCATGAGCCATAGGAGGATACAATGGCAGACGAACAGAAATCCGCCGAAGCAACCTCGAAGCCCGAGCCTTCGATCCGCAAGAAGCTGCAGATGGCGCGCATGGACAAGGTACGCAAGGGCCGCGACGTGCCGCGCGTTCGCGTGGTGCCGCGCGACGACGAGATGCGCGAACTTCTCAAGCATCCGCGCGCAGGCAAGTTTCGTTCGTCCGGCAGTCTGGAGTGGCCGAACGACACGTTCACGCAGCGTCGCATCAGGGATGGTTCGGTGACGCTGGAAGCGCCGCGCAATGGCAACGGCAAGCAGCCGCCGTCCCGGCCGTCGCACGCGTAGACATCCAAATTTGAAAGGAGGGTGTGATGCCCATCAGTTTCGCTCAAATTCCGTCGAACATCAAAGTCCCGCTTTACTGGGTCGAAGTCGATCCGTCGATGGCGGGTCTGCCGTCGCTCAATCTCAAGGCGTTGCTGGTCGGCACGATGAACAGTGACGGCACGGCGACGCCGGATGTGCCGATCGCGATTGGATCGGTGGCAACGGCCGAAGCCAAGTTTGGCATCGGCTCCGAGCTGACGCGAATGTTCACGGTGTTCTTCAAGAACAATTTCGCCAACGAAGTCTGGGCCGGGCCGGTCGCCGAGCCAGTCGGTGCAACAGCGGCAGCAGGCAAGATTACGGTGGCGACGCCGCCGACCGAAGCCGGGACGATTCATCTGTACATTGGCGGCATCTATGTGCCGGTCAATGTCGGCGCGACCGACACGGTCGATGAAGTGGCGACGGCGATCGTCGATGCGTGTGTTGCGACCACTGCGCTGGCGGTCGAGGCGTCGGTCAATGGCACGACGGCGGCTGAAGTCGATCTGACCTGTTCGTTCAAGGGCATCAACGGCAACGATATCAGCGTGATGCTCGACTATTATGGTCAGATCGGCGGCGAGATCGAGCCGACCGGTCTCACGTTGACATTGCCTGCGACCGGTTTTTTGACCGGGGGTGCTGGTACGCCGATCTTCGACAATCTGATCTCGAATATGGGTGAGGACGAGTACGAATACGTCGCGATGCCGTACACCGATTCGACCAGCCTGCTGGCATGGGAGAACGAATACGGCTTCTCTGACACCGGGCGGTGGGGTTGGATGCGCCAGCACTTCGGCCACGTCTTCAGCGCCAAGCGCGGCGACTACACCAGCCTGATTTCGTTCGGCAACACCCGCAACAGCGGTGTGATTTCGATCATGGCGTTTGAGCAAACGACGCCGACACCGATGTTCGAATATACGGCGGCGTATACTGCCAAGGCGCAGCGCGCGCTCAGCAACGATCCGGCGCGACCGCTGCAGACGTTGCAGTTCATGGGCACGTTGCCTGCGCAACTGCACATGCGGTTCAACTTCGACGAAATCAATTCGCTGGCCAACAACGGGTTGGCGATTCAGAAGTGCTGGCCGGGTTCGGGCATGACGCAGATCGCCCGGGAGCAGACGACCTATCAGCTCAATCTCTATGGGCAGCCTGACGACGCCTATGAGCTGGTGACGACGCTGGCGACACTGGCGGCACTGTTGCGCAATCAGCGGCACGCCATCACCACCAAGTATCCGCGCCACAAGCTGGCCGACGACGGCACCCGCTTCGGGCCGGGTCAGGCGATTATCACGCCCGGCATCGCCAAGGCCGAGCTGGTGGCGCAGTACAGGAACGACGAGTTCAACGGTCTGGTCGAGAACACGGCGACCTTCAAGAGCTTCCTGCTGGTCGAGCGTGATCCGAACAATCCCAACCGGCTCAATGTGCTGTATCCGCCTGATCTGATCAACCAGCTCCGCATCTTCGCGGTGCTGGCGCAATTCCGTCTGCAGTATGATCGCGGCATCGACACCGCGATCGTCGGCTACACCGGGTTGTCTGGCGTCGCGGGCGCTGGCGGCGCGATTGCCGGTCCGTAGAGAGTCCTCCCCGACTTGAGCCCGCTGCACAGCGGGCTTCCTTTCCCCTTTCAAAAAATGAGATGAGGAGAAACGATCATGGCGATCAAGTTCGCAGGTATTGCATTCGTGTCGGTGGATTCGAATCAGTACGCGTTGCGTGGCAATCTCACAGTGTCGCCGTCGCCGGTCGAGCGCACCATGCTCGCCGGTCAGGATGGTGTGCACGGTTATCAGGAGCTGCCGAGAGTCCCCTACATCGAAGGCGACTTCTCGACGCTGCCGACATTCCTGCTGGAGAACCTGATCGCCCAGACCGATGTCACGGTGATCGCGCAATGCGCCAACCAGTTGGAATACGTGCTGCACAACGCCGTCGTCAAAGGCGGTTTCGAAGCCAACACCCGCGACGGTCAGGTGCGCGTGCGTTGGGAGGGAATCAATTGCGAAGAGATCGCGCTATAAAGGAGCGAATGCATGAACAAGCCTGAGAGGGAAGGCTTCGTTAAAGACACGTCGTCGATCGACACCACGGATAAGCTGGAGAAGCCGAAGATTCCAGAGCCGGATGTTGTCGATGTCGATGCCAAGCCACCGGTTGATTCCGGGCCGGAATGGCCGATGACGATCAAGTTGCTACACAAGCCGATCCAGAAGAACCGGACTGAAATTCTCAATGAGTTGAC